CACATGGTGTGGGCTTGATTCGTTTGTTGGTTGGTGTACTATTGAGTTATCGCCAATTGAGGAGGAGTTGTGGACCTGGTTCTCACGGATGAGATGCTGGTGAATATTTCGCGTGTAGGTGGCATTGTCTACTTTGAGGATTGTGCTACGTGTAAGGTGAAAATGAATGGAATGATGATTTTCCTTAAGCGCTTGTCATATAGCGATTGGGCGGTTAACTCGTTCAGTAAGGAGTTCTTTAAGATCATCGATAGTCAGAAACCGCGTTGTACGTTCATTTGTAATTGCAATGAGTTGCTTCGTATTTTGAGGAGGATTGCTAATGCGTCGGTTTGATTTCATGGGGATTGCAATTCTGTTTTCAGCGTCGTTGCTTTTCCTGCTGGTGGTTGGTTTTGTGGCGTTCACTATCGGTGTTGCGTCCACCCTGATCCCTGTGACATACTGAGAGGTGCGATAGGTCCTCCTCTCCTATAGCAAGGCCCCGGCCACCATGATGGTGACCGGGGCCTTACCTATGTGGCTCAGACCTGCTCAGAAGCGTCGCTGAGGGCCTGCCAGGCGGCCTGAGTATCAGGGCCCCACACGCCGTCGTCCTCGACGCCTAGGGCGCGCTGGATGGCTTCCACGGTGCGGTCGTGGGCTGCTGCTGACGCCTCACCCCACACGCCGTCCTGCTCGGTGCCGATGACGCTCTGGACGTACTGGACGCCGAAGGGGAATGAGGCGCCGCCCCATGCGGAGGCGCTGACGACGGCTAGGAGTCGCTTGCGTGTGTCCGGGCCGATCACGTGGTCGGGGTAGGCTCCCACGGCTCGCTGCACGTCCTCTAGGCGCCTCTCAGCGGGGATGATGGAGCCTACGCCGCTGTCGGTCCAGGGGACACGGATGCAGTGGCTGAGGTGGCCCCAGGGGCGGTGTTGGCGCATGACCAGTCCCCCATCGTCCCAGGAGGTCTCACTGGTGTTGAACTCGATGGTGTTGACTCCGGTGGCGTCGGTGGACTCCACGCATCCGATGTGGTCGTCCTCGCCGTCGTCGTTCCAGTCGAACGTGACCATGTCCCCTGGGCGGGCTGACCCGTAGGGGACCAGCCAGCCACGGGACCTGGCTGTGTTGACGCGGGCGGGGACGTATGCGGAATCGAAGTCGGTGACGCCGACCTCACGGAGGCAGTAGGTCATACCCATATCGCAGAAAGGTACCCCGCTCTGGCCGAATACGGCGCCGTGGCGGGTGGCGTAGTCGCGCCCGTACTTGGTTCCTTGCTCTTCGTCGCTCCATCGGCTGTATCCGATCTCGTTGGCGCATGCTCCGATGAACTCTGCTGCTGTTGCCATTACTCGGCCTCGTGCTTTCCCTTGGTGTGGTCGGTGTTGACGGATGCGACGGCGAAGAGGGCGGCGCCGATTGCGGTGAGTGCGGCGCTCTCGTCGCCGTTGAGGTAGCCCTTGACGGTGAGGTATGCCATGACGGCGATCATGAGGTTGTAGGCCCACATGCGTGTCTTGGGTGCGGTGAGGAGGTTAATCGTCTTTTCCATTGTCGATCCTTTCTAGAATCTGGTTCAGTAGGCGGGTGTGCTCATCAAAAGCACTTGTGCCATGGTTAGGCCGGCTATTAAAAGCGGCAGAATTAACTTTCTTCTCAATACTGTCCAGCCTTTCCATTACCCCTAGCCTACCGGGCACGCCGGGTCTAGGGACCTCTCCGTGCCAGTCCTCCAGCAGGTTCTCCAGGGACCGGAACTGCTTGTAGAGCCAACGGCCGACGGCGAGGAATGAGCCGATGATGGTGATGAGGGCGACGACTATCCCGACATCAATATGTGCTGTCATTTGAATATCTCCGTGAAAGTGTTTCGGGACTTTGGGGAGTCGAATAGGATAAGCCCTCTCCTCCATCTATTGCGTAACATCTGCATGATGCGGTCGTTTGGTTTCACATAAATGTCACCCTCTTTCATAACTTTGTGGTCAATACAGTACATCATCTCCTTTTTGGGTCGGTACTCCTGGATGGTGAACATAGGAAGGTCTGTCCACACTGAGAAGCAACCGTTTTTAGTTCTAATGGTGCAATAATAGTCGGCCCTACCCGATTTCTTACCAATGAAATCTGAGTTGTTGTCCTTGAAGTCATTGTTAATGGCGTAGTTCGCATACTCCTCATCGGTACTCATAACGAACTTTCCGAAGCGAGTACGTGCAACGTCATTACGGAACTGTGTGTCATCCGCGAAATGGCAGACGATGAACCCGTTACCAGCCTTGACAAACTCTGAGTTAGGTCTCAGGTCCCACTTGAGCATGTACGGGTTCATAATGCTCGCCGAGTTCGAGAGCATTAACACCGTCGTCTTATCCTTGTACCGGTCAACGGTAAGGTAGAAGTTGTTGAACACTCGCACCTCATCATTCAGGTAGCGAATCTGCGGATTCTCGATGATGAACTCATCGAAGATCACCGTGGTCACCAGCGGGTACGCCGTCGATTTCTGGGCCTGGCTGGTGCTGAGCACGGAGAAGTAGCCGATGACCGACCACTTCTTGTCCCCCTCCATTCGCATGACAGCATCGTTTCCGTGCACTGCGAACTCATAGCCGGGGAACTCGTGCGCAATGTCGTCGAAGAACGTGAAGCGCCCTTTCTGCTCCACGCGGTGACGGCGTAGGTAGATGAACTGCTCACCTTTCTTGATCGCGTTGGTAATGGCGATCTTCTTAGCCCCATAGGTCTTTCCCGTACCGCGACTGCCTACGATCATGAGGTAGCGCGCGTTATATGACCTGATACGGCTGAAATCGTAATAGTGCGTGATCTGACTATCCATTCCCTCTCCTACATGATGTGGCGCCTGACAGTCCACCACGCGGCGTCGTCAAGCATAAAGATTGAGTTAATGTGGGGACCGGGGCGCGGACCGCCGTGGCCGATAGTGTGTGAACCGTCACCCGTATACATCTCCACGTGGTCAGTATGCGGATATCCCCCTCCCCAACTAATGACAATCATATCCGCCGTGGTCATCTGAGCAATCTGCGCAGCAGTAGGGTGTCCATAACCCCTAACGATCTCGGTCCCACGGTTGTACTGGTCTCCCGTCCATGTCCCGACATTGATCCCCACCGTATCCATGTAGGCCCGGTAGATAGTGCTCGAACAGTCACCGAAACCCGACTGATCAGGGTTAAGGCGCCCCGGGGCCTGTAGGTAGGCGAATTTCATCTGCCTGTCATACATCCATTTGTACACGGCCCATCGCTTCGACGCCGCGTCCCCTCCTCCACCAGCAGGTGGGGGACTGGCCGCACCGCCCCCGGCGTTACCCGGTGTTGCTGGACTACCCCCGTTGCTGACGGTGTTCCCACTCATCAGCCAGCGCCGACTGTTCCCCGTCGGGTAGGCGGTCACCGTTCCCGACGTCGTAGCGATATGCAGCATGCCACTACCGTCTGACCACGCGTTCTTGACGCTCCCAGCGTTCGTGCCGCCGTTGGTGGCACCGCCGCTACCACCGTTTCCCGGACGCGACGGGGACGTGGCGCCGGGAGTGGAGACACCGGAGGTGTCCTTGTTCTTAATGATCTGGTACGCCTGGTTATACCGGTTTGGGTACTTGCCGAGAACACCGTCATTAAGGAAACCGTGGTGAAACGCCTCTAGTGATGCATTACCACCAACATTGTTCGCAACCCTAATGGCGTACCTCGGCCCCTGGTGGTAGCCAACACACCAGAGAATGAACGAGTCCGTATTCGTGTTCGGGTCGATCCCGACGTTTCGGGCCGCCTGGAAGTACCCCTCAAGGTCGGCCACCAACTGAGCGTCCTGCTCCTTGGCCCCCGCGCGCAGAAGAGGAATGAGGGAGTCCCCCTCTGCGCGCGAGAGCCATCGGTTGGTCCACCAGTCGTCGTTACCGTGGGATGAGAGGTCGCTTCGAAGAGATGCTGCAACACCGGCGAACTCGGTGGCATGGGCGGCACCCATCTTCTTGATAATGTCGGCCGCCCGCGGCCCGTACCACTGCGCGATTCCTACAGTGATCGGGTCGTTGTAGTTGATCGAGTCGTATTTCATACTCGATTCAACCGTTCCGATTGCCTTGATCGCCACTTTCTTCGACGTCTCATCCCACGCCATTTGTTCCCCCTTAGAAAATGCGGTAGGTCATGTTCACCTGATATGTCTGGTTAGCCTTGAGAATATCACCCGCATGCATCCCACCAGTCTTGGCCACATACACGTACTTGTAGGTACGGTCGTTGCCAATAATCGGTGACATCATTCCGTCATAAGGCCGCGCCCAACCCGGCAGGTCCATGAGTTTAGCGTCATAGCCCACATCGGTGCCCGCAACCCTGAACGTGCCCTGAATGCTCACGAAATCACCGTGACGCTCACAGTTCAGGTAGTTATAGTCCCGGGCCACCGTACTCGCAGAGAGCGGGTGCAGGTCATAGGACGGGGGATTCAGGAACGACGGGCCGCCGTGAATCCAGTTCACGAACAACTGCCGTACGTGCCGATAGCCCGCATCCGTCATGTGAACGTTGTCCACACCCTGGTCCCACGACTTGGCCTGTTCCTTACCGAAGTGCAGCCAGGACCTAGATCCCTCGCAGACAATGGCCCCATACGCCTTGCCCGCGTTAATCACCTCATAGGTACGGGACACACATGACCTGGCCATTTGAACGTACTCGTTCAACGATGACTCGTTATAGGTGACGGGCAGGACGTAGATGGTTGCGTTCGGGAAGTACTGGCGAACCAGCGAGAAGAACGTGCCCGCCTGTTCGGTGACGGAGTTCTGAGCACGAATGTCGTTCAGCATGTCAATAAGGAACACATACTTGGTGGCCCGTTTCTTCTCATCGCTCATCCGGGACCGAGCGTTATTCACCTGAGTAATGAAGTTGTTGTCAGGTGTGGAAGTAAATCCTCCACCACCAATTGCGAACACGTTCGGGTTGACGCCCATGTCCCGACACAGTTGCTCGGTCCAGCGGGATGCCTCAATTGTCGCGTTAGATGAACCGAAGACAACACCTTCCGTGAGTTTCGGGTCCTCAAGAAACTTGTCATCAGCCTCCGCTTTCGTGTAATAGGTCGTGAGAATTGTCCTAACATCTGATTTAACCTTCTCCACGGCGGCGTCGATCTTCTCGGCACGCTGTTTGGTGACAACCTGAATTCGAGAAGAGTCCATCATGGGAGCGTCAACGTAGTCCCCGTTCTCGATACGGTCGAAGCGGGCACTTACAAGTCGCGCCTTGAACGACTCGATGAGAGTATTCATCGCCTCGATCTTCTCATCGGTGCTTCGACGAGAGTCATTGAGGAAGGACTCGAAGTCGTCCAACTTCTTCTTAGAGTCCTCGGCCCACTTCTCGGAGATCTTATTGATCTCCTTGACCATCCCCTCCACTTCCTTGCCGAAACTCTCGGCATAAGTGATGGTGTCAATAACGGCCTGACGAATACGCTCAAGGATTTCCAGGACTGTCAGCCCGTTGTTGTAGGTGAACGGTGTGGAATACGGCGTAGTAGGTGGACTCAGTCGATACAGGGCTGCGTCAATAGCGGAAACGCGAGGGTCAGTAGCCATAGTAGGTATCTCCAATCATGTCAGTAGGCGGCGTCCAAACAAGCATGAACAGCGGTTCGAGTTGGGCGATCACCATCATATCGATATTGACGATGGCATCACGATGTGCCTGGATAAGCGACGCCATAGACCCAGAGAAACCCTCTTGAGTCCCCGTGCCGCTCCCGTCGCTGCTGGACGTCGAGCGCTGAGAGCCCGTCCCGTCCGACGACGACTTGACGCCGGTGAGAGATGTCGAGTCCGCCGCGCCCGTCGCATAGTCGCCGTTACCTGAGAGCATCACCTGAGGCGTCTCGGACTGGACGGCCCGGGACTTCGCGTCCGTGGAGGAGGTGGAGGACCCGTGCTCGCTGGACTCCGTGGTGGCACTGGTGGTACCGCTGCTCGAGCTCTTCGAGGTCATGCGCACCGTGAGGTACGGGTCCCGTTTCACGAGTTCCGCCTCATACATCTGGTTGTAGTAGGGCATGATCTCATTCATCTTCACCTTCAACTGGAAGAGGAAGATGTCAATGGTCTCGTGCCCAATCTCGTTGAACCAGAAGTGTTGCTTGATCTTGGTGTTCAGCGGTTTGCGGTATTCCTCTGAGAAAATGGGGTAGTGGGACAGAGCATCGTCAATAAGGTGCTCACTGATTCTCCTGAGTTCTGTCGTGTAGTTACTCATTAGGCCCTCCCAGATCGGTTGAGTTCGTCGACTCATTCGACGCCAATGGATTCATCTCGGTCATAGGATTCAATGCCTGCATGTCTGTAGTTCCTGCCGAATCATCCAGGTTCCACGTAACGTCAACGTCAAGCCCATACTTGGCGTTGATCCACTCGCACGCATACTTACGGGCCTGCAGGTTCACGGCGCGCATAGCCAGAACCTGACCCGAGGAACCGGACGCCTCCTCAACAACCATCCGCTCCTTCTTCGAGGAGTTGACGTTCATAATTCCCAGCAGGGTCAGCGCCTCGTTCCAGGTCTTGACCTTTGCTTCCATGACGTGAGGCAAGTAGTCCTTGTCGATCCCCGTGGAGATCGACCCGATCTTGTCCTGCAACGTCCCCAGCCCGGTAGCCGATGACACCTCAGCGATCATCGGGTTTCCTTCGGCCAGTTGCTTGTACGCATCCATGACGGACTTACGCTCGTTACTGTCAGCCGTCAGCAGGACCGGCACTCGCATATGGATGAGGTCAACCTCCGTGGTGGTGTCAATCTCGGACAGGCGGCGCGCGTACACGCTCACAATATCCGTGTCACCAGTTCGCAGATAGTTGTTCCAGATCGGGACACACGCGTCACCCTTCATGGTCTTATTGACCATTGTGTTCCCGTACACGATGAACTCGGTAGGGTTGTTGTACATATTCGGCGTACCGAAACCGGCGCCGCGCAACGCGAAATACCGGTTGAACTCCTCATCCCAGAAGAACACGCTAAGCCCCTGCGAGAACAACGTCATCTCAAGGAACCTCGGGTCAATCTCCTCGGGAAGACCGGTCCAGTGATACCGGTTCATGCACATCTCGGACAGGACGCGCGCGTACATCCGGGTCAGCACCTCACGACGCATCTTCCCCGGCTCAACCGTCATCTCACGCAGGAACGGCGCGTAGATCGACTCTCCAACAAAATCGGGTTTACTCACAGGAATCCTCCTTCTGGTTCCCAGTTGATAGGGGCGTTGTCAAGGGAGACGTCCCCGAACTTCTCTTCTCTGTACATCGGCGAGTGCCACACCGTCACACCCTTTTCCAGTATGCCACGAAGCGTGTCCACATAGGTCTGAGGACAGGCGGAGGAGTAGATGCGGACGTCCTTGCACTTCCAGTAGGAGAAGCGGTCCATAACTCGGAGCTTATCGGGAAGGTTGGACAGGAAGAAATCGCACGCGTACCCGTAACGCTCCCAGAACTGGCCTTGACGGCGAATGACATCAGTACTAACCATCTTGAGTTTACAGAAGATAACGGCGCCATTCATAATCCAGTTGAAAGCGTCGCCGCCCTGAGCACCAGACACGGATGGGGGAGTGATCTGAGAATCCTTGACAGCAGCGTTAATTGACGCAATCTGCTGCTGATAATCGCCCTGAGCGGCCCAGTTGGCAAGGTCACGGTTAGCGGCCGCGTTAGTACCGGTTAGCGCGTTCTGCTCACTCTGGTTAGCACGAGTAAGGTTCTGGGAAATCACGTTCCCCATATTGCGGGCATTAATGTCAATCGACGTGGAGATGTCAGACGTGACCTGTCCCTGAACGTACCCGCCCAACTGGCCGATAGCGCCAAGCGGATTGCTGAACGCAGTACCAACGGCCCCACCAATACCACTGATAGCACGGTTAGCACTGTTCACCTGCTGATGGGCCATCTGCGCGGTATTCGCTAGAGCAGTATTCAAGTTCTGGGCACCGAGGTTGTTGTTCATGATCGCGTTACCGGTACGGATACCCCGCATCGTGGCGTCAAATGAGGTCTCGGCCGCCCTCATGGACTTGTCCATACCCCACGACGCTGAACTACGGTTCTGAGCGATCGAGTGAGCGTGAGATGCGTACCAGATCATTGACTGGTCGTTGACCACAGGAAGATGAGGGAAGTTGTCAATGACGGCGGCCTCGTTCACGTACTCGGTATCGGTCTTCCACGTTGAGTTGTGCTTGTCGGTATTGTATCCAGCCACATAGCCGACAATTCTCGGAGACGGAGGAAGGACGTGACACTCCATACTAACTTTAACCGAGTTCCAGTCATTTAGCAGTTCAGGTGCCAGAGTAAGTGTCTGACCGTTGTTGAAAGACACTTCTAGGTACATGTAGGGGGATGTGTAGAACTTAAGGAACCGCTTGAGCCTCTTAAGGTTCCTCCCCGTAACGGTATTGCCGTTCGCCTTGAGGAATTCGGGAAGTTTATCAGGCATGAAGTTATAGGCTACTTCAACTCTTTTTCTTGCATATGTTCCAGTAACCAACTTCAACCCGTGGTCGCTTAACTTTCCAGACATCTGGTTCCCGATAACAAGCCGCTTAGGGATGTAGTAGATATCAAGAATTCCCTGAGATGCCCACGGCGCATCGCTCAGTTCCTTCATGATTGCGGGCAGGTCCTTAATGTCGCACATGTAGTACGTAGCACCGGACACGTTGTTTACAGACAGGACCTGATTCCGCGTTTCCAGGTGGGGAACAGAAGTTGTGACATTGGACCCTGTAGCGGTCTGCATGTACGGGTCGTTCTTATTTCCAAAGTTTGTGTTAAGGTTCACCGTGGAAATAATTACTGCAACAAAGTCGAACTGCTCGCTGAAACTATTAACCTTCTCGTTGTTGATATTACCGAACCAACTCCGGTAAATAGTGTGCCGCTCGCCAAGAGAGAATGACTCAGGCTGTTTCAGCCACATCCGGGAGAAGATTGACCCCGCATCACCGTTTCCAGCCTTGATAATCTCCTTCTCCCTGTACTCAAGGCAATGTGACCGCTCGATGAACGCCGAACCGAACTTGACTAGCGAGTGATACGTCTGCCAGACATCGAGCGAGATAGTGAGTTGCGTGGTCTCCGGTGCGATGTAGTCGACCGACTGGATGAAGTAGAAGAACGTGGTGGCCCGGTTCTTCTGAGAGATCGGAAATGCGCTGTTCTGAACAATGAGATAATTAAACGTGTTAGCCTCACTGAACGGGAGGTTAATGCGCACCGGTACACCCTGCGCGCAATAAGTCAGGTTCTTAATAGTGACCGTCGGGAGATTGCGCGTCTCATCGAACGAACGGATGTACTTAATAGTCCTCTCCGGACTATCGAACCAGTACACATCACGGTACATAGAATCCCACGGCACATTACACAGCGTGACCTCAGTACCCGGCCCCCACACCGAGTAATCGAACTGGGTACCAAACGAAGCACCGTTCGGCAGTGAATTAATCGTAGGCATAACTCCTCCAAAACTAATGGGCACCACCCGTGCAGGTGGTGCCCATCAGTATAGGGGAGGCGTCAGCCATTCAGGCCAGCCACATTGTCCTTCGGAACCACACTCAACTGTGCAGTCTTGACGACATACTTGCCCGTAGCCGGATCAATCCACGAGACCTTAACACGGACCACAACCAACTGAGAAGACTCGTTCGGGGCCATGTAGATAAGACCGTCGTTGTCAATGGTCGTACCCGTGTCCTTGTTCCCCTCAATCGACCACTGCTCAGTGAACTCAATGTCCTCCTGACCAGCCTTGAGCCCGGTCAGGACCGCCTCGAGTTGAGCCGTACCACCCTTGACCATTCGGGCCGAGGACTTGTCGACGTTACGCACATCAGCCTCGTTACCGTCAACCACGAACTGGATACGATCAATAGCCACGTTAGCGGCAATCTCAATCGTCTCGCGCGCCGTATCGGGGGCAGTGGAGAACTTAACAATCGGAGCGAACGGGGAAGCCGAGATAATCTCCCAGTGGTGCAGGAAGAAGTTAGTCTGACGACTAATCGGGTTGAACTCCGAGGTAGTCTCAAGAGACGTGTCCGCAATGACGAAGAAGTCCTTAGTGGTCAGGAAAGCCTGAACACCATTCATCGCCACGTCCTCCTGACGAATCTCCACAATACGGGAGGGAACATCAGCATAGGAGACGTTAAACAGGACCGCCAGGGCGTTCACGTCAAGACCGGACTTGACCTCAGGAGTAGCGAACAGAACAAGGTCCTCAGGACGCACCGAGACGGGCATCTTAGCCCCGTTGAACCGGGTGGAGAGGAACTGCATGTTACCCGCAGTAGCACGAATCTTGCGCAGCAGGGAACGTGCCTGATCCTCGGTGGAGTCCATCTTGGCCACGTCGGGAACGTTCACGTTGAACATCGGATACTTGTTATCCATAACCCGGAAAAGGGCCGTGGTCATCAGGTACTCGTCCCAGTTGTCCGACGTAGTAGGTGCGGACATGATCTGCTGAGTCAACTGGTCAAGACCAGAAGGATCAAGGAAAGCACGACGCAGAGTGTTGTCGTCAATCGTGATCTTATAGAAATCCTCACGGTCCACGGTGTGGAAAGCGGTAGCCACGTCAATGTCCGCACGCCCGAAGATATCCCGCTCAAGGTAGTCACGCTCATGGTTGTAGTGGTTAGCCTTGACGATACCGGTCTGAATCTCCTCAATCGTGTCACCGAACTCAAGGGCGCCGCGCTTGAACTCCGCCAGAGGGTTATACCAGATAGCGTTACGCGCGTACACGAGTCCGATACGGTTAATCAGGGACTCAATGAACTCGTTCTTGTGCGGACGGAAACTGAAAATAGCGTCCGCAACGTCAGCCACATTACCCTTTGACGCAGCCGGAATACGCTTGTGATAATCCAGAGACGCATCATTGCGGATAGCGTTCAGGATATTCACGTTATCCGCGTTACGGACCTTCCCATAAAAACGGCGTGCCATTACTTCTTCTCCTCATCAGAGTCATCAGTGGAAATCAGGTCATCAAACGTCACACCCTCATAATCGGCCGCACCGTCCTCACCCGGCAACTTATCCGCCGCATCACTCGGGTCGCTACCCGGCTGAGTCATCAGCAGGTCATAATTCTTCCCCTTGAGATCGGAGATCATCTTCTCCTTCTCCTCAAGCATGGAATTCAGGTCCGTCATCTTACTGTCAAAACCGCCCGCGAAATCCGTCATCTCATTCCAGATGTTCGAGAGGTTATCCAGCGTATCCGAGTGATCCGCACCCAGCAGTTCACCGAGACCGCCCATAGCGTCCGAGAACTTAGAGCCGATCTCATCAAGAAATCCCATCTTTCTTCCTTTCTGTGCACAAAAAGATATGGTGGGTACTTGCGTACCCACCATATCACTGCGGAGAGAGACCAGACAGAACCAGAGGTTGCCAGCCCATCAAGGTCCGAGGGGTTTCAGCCCGTAGCGTCCCGGATCACTTGCCGGTACTCGCCTTGATCTCCTCCACGCCCTTAACCACAATCTCCGTCAGAATCTCGGGGACCTCACGACGCAGGGTCCAGTGAGCCTCATCGAGAGCGTCGGCGATCTCCTCGGGGATGACGACGGAAACGGACTTGTAGCCAGCCTTAACGCGTGCCATGTTTTCTTCTCCTCTATCTGAGCGTGAATGTTGTGTTAGAGAGTACCACACCTCCGGGAACTCTCTTAGGTACAAGTTTACCGTCCCAAGTTCGCGGCGTCAACATGTCCTCAAGGCGAACTTTCGCTGCAATCTCGTTGGGTAACCCAGCAATGTGAACATCATCATGATCGCCGAACCTCTCGCAGTACTGTTTCGCCCGAAGGAACACCGCGTCATCGAACGGGCGACCGTCGTGCTCCACCTTCCAGGCCCCGAGTTCCGTGGGATGCAGGTATAGGTCAGGCTCCTCCGGACCTCTTAGATGGAGGGAGTCGGTGTCGCAGTACAGGAATCGGTCGTAGTTAGCTTGAGCGGACCGAATGAGGTCCTGACGGGCGTAGGCGGTGATGAACGCGCCCATAGCGGTATATACGGGGTTGCTCTCCTCGTGCTCGCACATCTGTAGTTGCATGACCCCGTGCTCATCCAGATAGGGGCGCTTACCGGTGACGTCCGTGTTCTTGGCGAACTTTCCGTACAAGGAGTTAAGGTGAAGT